CCAATGGAGTCTTTAGTGACACGCGTCTGGAACACGTACTTGACGCCGTCTTCTGCTTCTTCGTCAGTGATGTGCAAGAGATCGTTTTCNTGACCTTCGAGCTTTTTCACAGGCATCTGCTTGGTAGACAGAATAGTGGTGAAGTCAGCTTCGACACCGGTTTTACCGACTGAACCTTTGACAGGTACACGCGATTCCATCATGGCAGTCTGCTCATTTAGGAATGAGTCTTCATGCGCCAGAATGGCGTAGTTCTTGGAACCAGCCTTAATGACATGGATCAGATTGCGGTAGAAGTTGCCGTAATCACCCCAAGCTTTCTGAGTGTTGGTGGCATTGGTGACGTACTGACGCTCATACATTGACATGAGGAACGTCAACGTATCTAAGACGGCGCCGGTAACGCTGGCTTGATTCTCGATCTCTGTCACATAGCTGAAGATGTCTGCAGCGTCAGCGACTTCTTGGTTGACCATGAACTGATCACGGAACGGGAGTTCCTTCAGATCAGTGTTGAGGTAAACCATCGAGGACTGCGGCAAGTTCATCAAAGATGCTGACTTGCCGGTGTTGGGTTTGCCCATTACAAGGACAATGTTTTTGTTACTTGACATAGCGGCTCCTTTTGTTAAAGCCAATAAACAACGCGCTGTTGCTTTGGATCGCCTTCGTGTGAGGGCAATAAGTTGAGGAATTCCTTGTAAACAGCGACATGCTCAGGATCGAAATTTTGCGTAATGAGCATGTCGGCGTACTTGGCTTCCAATTCGAAACGCGTTCTCCACCCAAAAAGTTTGGGGCAGTGATCTTCGACCATTGCGTTAATCTCTTCAGAGAAAATTGAAGAACAAGTGCGTAAAGGAAATGCGCCGGGTATTGGGGCAGTTTTCCCGTACCCAGCGCAAAGGACATCAGCCAGTAAATGACCTTTGGAAACCTCGAAAGATATGCAGCTATTCATGCTGCAAACTAAGTCTCCGCCCATACAGCGAACTGCTGAAAAAGTGTCATGTTGCTGGCATACCCACTGTTTTGTAGTGGGGTTGTAAACTTCGCTATAGATGACCATTGTCAGCTTTCACAAAGGGCCGGAGGCCCATTACGCAGCTTCCTGAGCATCATCATCGCGTTCGCTACAAGCTTTGATGACAGTCTTCATCACCGTGGCCAAGATTTCAGATTCCGGTAAAGGTTCATCCATCTTTTCGTTCAACTCAAAGACACGAGTCTGAATGCCGATCTCATCGAGACCTGCATCGACCAGTACCATCGAGTAGCGAAGCAGCATGTTGTTGCGATTACCGTCACCCACATTGTTCAGCATCCAGCGCTCGAGATTGTCGAGGCCGGCTTGGTCTAGCTGAGACTCTTTGAACTTTTGGTTCTTAGAGGTTTTAGGGATAAACGGCAGCACATCGAGGATTTCGCCATCGGTGTACTCATAGTGCCCAGGCGTACTGACCCACTTACGTGAGCGCTGAGCTGTTGCTTCATCTGTCTCAAAAGGCAACCATGCAAAAACGTTCTTCATAAACTCTTTGAAGTCTTTGCTATCGAGCTTGAGCTCATAATTGATGGGCATAATGATGCGATAACGATCGCAAGTGATCCCATTCTTTTCCTTTTGATGGTTCGTAGTGGTGTAGTAGAGCGCCTTGTAATCAGCCAATAACTGCTTGGCTACGTTTAAAGGCGTACCATCATCGATATCCAAGACGAGCATGTTAAAGCCAGGAATGACCTTCTCTTCTTTGCGATGTCCATCTTCAAAGTAGTGACTGCACCAGTGGTAGTCTTGCTTCTGGGTTAGTAAATGTAGCTTATCGAATGGCGCAACGTCGCTTTGGAAACCATTGGCTAGATTGTTATGCGCGTAGCTCACAATCATCTCGTTGAGATTGGTCTCTTTCAGCGTTTCACCGCGGAAAAACTCAACACCATCTTCGTAGAACTTCTTGATAATGATGTTGTTTTGATAGCCGTAAGCTGTCGCTAAGGTCATCAGCTCTTGCTTTTGCTGGACTGTGCCACGATAGAAAGGCAAGTCTTCGATCAGATCCGCTTGCGTCAACGGAGCTTTCATAGACGCTACGTACTTGGCGAGTTTTACGTGGGCCTTGTCACGCGTCAGCAGTTGATCAAAAGCTTGGCCTGAGTCTTCGGCTAGCTTAATAGCGGCATACGCATGGTTTTCTGTGACCTCAGGCGATCCATCGATGAAAGCGTAAGCACCTGCCAGTCGTACAGCTTTAGCATGGCGATCTTTCAACTCACTGATTCGGAGCTCATCATGGTCGGCGTACTCAAGAGCACGTTCAGCATTACTAAGCTCGTATTCAGTAAAGAGTTCGAGAATAGGCATGGGTACGTCAATGACGCGGTCTGCATAAGCGATATCTGCAAACATGCCCAACCGATCAGAAAGGTTCTGGATGAATTGATCGTTTTGGCTTGTCAGACGACGTTGCAGTACCTCTTTAGGAGTGCGTTTAACTTCGTCACGCGTAGAGCGTTGAAAGCCAAAAAAAGTACGGCGTGCAAAACCGACTGCCAAAAACTCGTAGAACTCATCTTCAGTTTTACCACCATTTAACAGCCGCGTTGGGGTACCAAACAGGAGCATGTTGGAAGGCGTGACGCCTACGATTTCCTCGTTACGTGAGTTGTCAGCAGAGTTTTTGATGATCTTTTGCTTGATACCGCCGTCATACAGCTCAAGGAACGCTGTTAGCGACTCGGTCAGACTGGAGAACTTGTTACCAATCTCATCAACTTGCATGTTGAGCGCGCCGCTGTTGGCCATTAACAGCTGATGACGCACCTGACGAATAGCTGCAGCTGAGCCGCCGTCAAAGCAGAAAGCCATAGGGCCAAGCTTCTCAAACTCTTTCTCGACGGCTTCAAGCGTGCGATCGGGATCAAGTCCTTTCTTGGCTGCACGCTGAGTTGCCAATATAGGCAGGTTTCGCATTGCCAACGTGGGGAAGGTGTAGTTCACAAAGTTGTGCTGGAACTGGTTAATCACTTCTCGCTCGATGCGAGAGGTTGACCGGCCTTTACCGAAACCTGATGGCGCCATATTGATGGCAAAGAAGTTGATCGGCATCTCGCCGCGGTCTTGAGTGTGGATCTTGGCACGCATCATGGATGCGACCACTGCAAAGTAATATGACGTTAGTACACGGAAAAAATGACGGTCTTCATCTTGCTTGTCTTGCGCTAATACAGAGACAAGGGCTTCCTGAGTTGAATCGTAATCCATCTCTTCGTAGGTCTTCATAGACACTCCTTACAGCGTGAGTGACCCTTCTGCGAGGTACTCATCTTTTTGGGTACAAATAGGGAAAGCGGGACAGTAACGACAGGCAATTACTTCGCCAGGCTTCTCAACGACAATGCCGCCGCCACCATCCTTCTGTTGCCGGGCGTAGGCATCGCCCGGGTTATCGAAGTTTTTGGTAGAGCGAGCTGCGTTGGGGTTGCCGTCTTTGTAGTACTTGTAGGTTGCGGGCTTGCGCCACAATTCCTTGTCAGAGCAGCGAGGCAAATCAGGCTCATCTGTGTCTTTGAACTGAGCTAAGTCACTGAGTTTGTTGGAAATATAGTCCTCAGTATCATCAAGCGAGAGCAGCGGGATCTTCTTTTGCATGGCTTGATTGGGCGGATAGTTCTTATCCATCTTGGCTTTGCCAGCCATCCAATCTGTGAAGATAAACAGGATCGACATGTAGTCTTCAGTGATCCGCTGACCCTGATCAAGCCATCGATAGATAGAGCCTTGCAGCTGATAATCTTCTGTCTTGGTGTCGTAGATGTAGCTGAACACAGACGTGGTTTTGACGTCTTGAAGATGGCCGTCACCAATGAAGTCGAATTTGCCACTGACGCGGTGTCCCATGTGTTCACGGAACATGCGCTGCTCGAGGTAGACAGGGATCTGCCCGGGTTGAACGGCTGAAGGGGCGGGATTGACGACAATACGTTCAATAGTGCTTTCGTCATACCCTAGTGAACGCATGGCATCTTCATAGTGTCCGCCAAGCCAGACTTTCTCTACACCGTCATGGATCGAAGTCCCAATACGGGACTTGACCATTGACTGCAGGTCATTGACTTGGAGCTCTTTGGGTACGCGTTTTCCAAGGATCAGCTGGCGCGTTGGCTTAAGCAAAGCCGTTGCAGACAGTGTGTTGGGAACGTGATCATAAAAATCGGCAGCAAGGTACGCCGCTACGGACAGGGGAAGTCCTGTCTCGTTGAGATAGGCAGTCATGGTTGCTCCTGTGAACAGTGCCAGGGATTGTTCAGCGTAGGGAGCTGAAATTGGCTTTTCTGAGGTTTTTGAGATGTGTCTGTATAAGACGTATTAGAAAGGTCTTGCGGTCAAACTGGCGTTGCGTCTGACTGATTCCAGCCTTGGCTATCGCAAGATGTTATTTGCCAGCAGTCTGTTTCGTTGGCTTGGTCATAAGCCATTTCAGTAATGAACTCTTCAAATTCATCTGTAGCAGGCTTGATGTAGTCAGGAACTCGTACTAAAACGTCAGCTTCTTCTTGGACGTCTCGATAACAAATGATGCGGACTGTGTAGGCCATAGCAACCTCCTTGGTAAGTTTCACCAAGGGCGGGAACCGCCCACTGAAGATCAGATGAGAGGTATAGGAGTAAACTGGGAAGTGTCTTTACGAGCTTGTTCACGCAGCCCATCAAGGAAGTCAGCCCAGTGCTGCATCATCTGAGTGCGCTGACGACGAAACTTGGTTCTGTTGTAGGCATTCCCATTGCCATCCTTCACAACGTGAGCCAGTTCCATCTCAATCCACTCAAAGGGGTACTCCAGTTCTTCAGCTAGGAGCGTTCTCCCAGTAGCACGGAAGCCGTGCGGAGTGGCTTGATCATTGGTGAGTCCAACAGATCGCATAGCCATACGGACTGTATTTTCACTGAGAGGGCGTGCAGGACTCCGATTAGAAGGGAATACATACTCGGAGTAGCCTCGAGTGTATGTCCCAACTTCTTTAATGATTTCAATGGCTTGTGTTGATAGCCATGTTCTCCAGCCATCGTGCAGTTCGTACTTGAGGTCTTCGGCCGGCACTGTCCAAATACCCTCATCCAAGTCCAAATGGCGCCATTGCATGGTACGCAACATGCCTGGTCGGCAGAGGATGTAAGGCGTCAACTTGAGTGCTTGAGCAGTCACAAAGAAGCCAGTGAACTGCTCAAACTGGAGTAGGGCACGACCCAGTGCCACTCGATCGGTGATCGCTGAGAAGTGACCCCCTTTATGGGGCCGGAGCGCCCCTCTGAGGTGATCAATTGGGTTATCTGACCTCAGGTTTAATGGCGCAATGGCATAGCGGAAAATCATGCTGAGATGAGATTTAGCCTTGTGGGCTGAGTTGGTTTTACCTGCTTGCTCAATTTTCTTGAGTACGGCAAGACATAGGGGCGCATCGATGGACGCGATCGGCAAGTCATGGATACTGGCGAAGTCATTATCAATGAAGCCTTTGGCTCGCTGCTTGGTGGTGATGGCTTTGTCTCCGTAATGGTGCTCATAGTGAAGATCAGCCACTTCTTTGAACGTCATGCCTTGGCCTGCGCTCCGCTCGGCAACGCCGAGCTGGCGCTTGGCCAGCACCAAACGAGGGTCTTCTACCGCTTGTAGCTCTGATTTCTGGTGAAAGGCTTTTTCTCGGGCTTCTTTGAGGCTGACTGAGGGATAGGCGCCCAGTGCCATTTCTACGCTTTTGTTGTTGCGTTTGAAGCGGAGGTACCAGTACTTGCCGCCGTTCGGCATAACAACGAGGTAGAGTCCATTGCCATCAGCCTGACGATACTTTTTTTCCTTTGGTTTCAAGGACTTAATGAGCTTGTCAGTGAGTGCAGGCATGGCAGGAGTGCCTCTGTTGGTGGGGACAAGAAATTTATCCCCACCGGGATTGGTTGGGGACAAGGCGCTGGGCACCTGTTTTGGCGGATTATCCCCGCGCTGTCCCCACAATCAAGAGGTGTAAGTATGTTTCCTATGGGACAGTATGTGACAGTCCAGAAACAAAAAAGCCCCTGAAAACAGGGGCTTAGGTTGTTGCATGTACCGTATGGTACTAATGAATGGCGGTGGGCCAGGGATTCGACAAGGTCTGCTAACGAGTTGATTTTATTAGGATTTTTATTGCTTGATAAGTCATGTCCCCACCGTATCCCCACGAAGTTACTCGGTTAGTACTGGCCAACTGACAGGGAACAGCGGCTCGAGGATTTCACCTATCTGCTTGGCCAAGTCTTGAATCTCGACTTGTGCATGGGGATCGATCCGCTGCTTGTACAGTCGTGCCCAAGCGGCCAAGGAACCAGTGACATAGTAGCTGGTGTACATGGACTGGGGAAGCACCATACGGGCTTGTTCTGGCGCAACGCCGTCACCAATCATGTTCTTGTACAGCTCTAATGCGACTTCGAGAAAGTTTTCGTAATGCTCGGCAGGCGAAGCCTGCATACCGTCGACGGTAATGACCTCTATATCACTGAAACCGCTGCCTTGTTTAACGCTGCCTTCGGGTCTAGCTCGCCACACATCTGGCCAGAAAAACTCTGGCTCATCATCCACATAGCGACGGCTGACCTCATTGTAGGTGAAGCCAACCATGTGCTTAAAACGTTGGCGGGCAACGAAAATCGGCACAGTCTCACGAATCATGATCTGTGGGTGGCTAAAGGGTGTCCAATGGTTGTGTCGAGCCAGGTAACCGATCAGCTTTTCATCGCGTTCATCAAGATCAAAGCTCTCTTTGTCAAAGCTCACTCGAGCGGCGTTAACCACGGTCAAGTCTGTGCCCATGGTTTCGATCAGTTCAGCCTTCATGCGGCCTCCTTGTAGTTAAAGAATTGTCAGAAAAGGATTTTTTGGATCGGTATAACGATGAGCATCTATCGCAGCCTTTCAGCTCAGATTTGCAGGTGCCTTTAAATGCCAATAGCTAGTGACATCGCCATTGATAGCTCAGGAAATATCTATTACACCGGGGCACCACATGGTGCTGCGGGAGCGGGGTACTACACTGTCATTGAGTTGCACCGTTTTCTGCAGAATCTTGCAGACGATGCGGCAGCTTCTGGTGATGACCTGATTGACATCACGAGTGCAACGCCTTCTGATCGTTCAACCGACAACATTATCAGCATCCTCAACGGTTACCG